ATCGATGCGCCGTATACGTACCAAGTATTACTTTGCTACTAAGAGCCTCAACGAGACTTGGGATACTTGGCCACAAGAGACTAAGATAATTGTGGGTAGAGATTGTGTTATGCTTATGTTAGAGACAGGGTTATTTACAATAGGTGAGACACCTAGCAGTAGAGGTGACCCTTATAAAACTTTAGAACCTATCCCTGAACTACTAGCGTACATAACCGAGGCTTTAACAACAGTACGTGCTTTGGTGAACCATCCTGTAATGGTAGTACCACCTAGACCATGGACTTCTATGTATGATGGTGGATACTATACACCTGAGCTACAACAGCGCTCACCTATGATGGGTATTAGGGCTATCGGTAGAGACCGTAAGAAGTGGATTATGCAGACCTTGGAATCAGATACTGCTCAACCTGTACGTGACGCTATGAACAAATCGCAATCGATTGGGTATAGGGTTAACAAGGCTGTACTTGCAGTCCTGTCCAAAGCAGCAGCTAATCCAGTAGGTGTGTTAGGTTTACCAGCACATGGTGAGACTGTTCCACCTATATTCCCTCTACCTGAAGGTTGGAAGGAACGCGCTACTGAAGAGGACTTACACAAAGTCAGTGTATGGAAAGCCTTAATGGTAAAGTATTACACTGAGGCCAAAACTACTAAAGGTCAAAAGGTTGCCTTAGTAACTAGGTTACGTGAGCTTAGGGCTGTACAAGATGAGAAAGCTATATATTTCCCTGCCTTCATTGATTGGCGTGGCCGTATGTACTTTAGAAGTTCCCTTAACCCCCAGAACCATGATTCAGTAAAAGGATGTCTTGAGTTCGCTGAAGGTAAGGTATTGGGTGAAAGAGGTTTGTATTGGTTAAAAGTCCATATAGCTAACTGCTCTGGGTATGATAAACACAGTTTCGATATGCGAGCTAAATGGACGGATGACAATCTAACCTACCTATTCAACTTTATGGAAGACCCTCTAAATGTTCAACCACCAGCGTCAGATACTTCTTTTACTTTACTTGCTGCTCTGTATGATTTACGTGATGCACTTAAGCTAAAAGACCCTACTCAACATATTAGTAGGATACCTGTAGCAATGGATGCAACGTGTAGTGGATTACAACACTTCTCTGCGATGTTCCGAGATACGGTTGGAGGTATGCAAACTAATCTTATACCAACAGGTTCTAATGCTAAACAGGACATATATGCTACTGTGGCCAACCTGGCCAATAAATACATAGTACCGTTCTGTACAGACCCTGTAGTACTAGATTATTGGACTAGGCTAAAATTTGAGATACCTAGAAGTATGGCTAAGAGGCCTGTTATGACTTATGTGTACGGTGCTGGACATCAGAGTACAGCCCAGTATGTAGAGGACGATATGGTTAATCTTGGTCTACCTGAGGTAGAAGGTTATAGACGCTCAACTTTAGCCCAACCCATTGCAATGGCATTAAGAAAAGCTGTAGCTGAGACTGTGCCTGCCGCTGCCCAGGCTATGACTTATTTACAACAATTGACGATACACAACCCCGAACCTATTAAGTGGATATCGCCTGTGGGAGTACCTGTAGTAACTTGGGCTAATACAGAACATAGTAAGGTCGTAGAGTTGAAATCCACAGCCTTAAAACAAAGGGTTCAGGTAAGAACCCAGTGGCACACTATGGAATATAACCGTACTAAAGCCAAGTCTGGTATTAGCCCTAATTTTGTACATAGCCTAGATTCAGCTCACTTATGTATGACTATCAACGAAGTCCCTGAGATAGATATTATGCCTATACATGATTCATTTGCAACCCATGCTGTTGATATTGACACCTTACACGTAGCCCTTCGGAGAACGTTCTGTGAAAAATTGTACACACCTCAGCGTGATGTTGTGAAAGAGTTGTTAAAAGACGCAGTAGCTATAGCAGAAGATAACCCTAAGTTTATTACACCCTACCCTAGTATGGGTAACATGGTGGTAGCTAAAGTCGTTGATAGTCCTTATATGTTCTGTTGATATAGGTTAACCTGGGGTGTCGAAGGCGTATACCAAACTCCTAACAGGTTGTACCTTAAAGTACCTAAAACCAATACCCTTCACATTTGTACGACTTACTGATAAATAAATTTAAAGGAGCGTGACTTGAGTAACGTAAAGTACACCATTTGGTCAAAAATCCATTTAGAGGATTTACAGAAACACTTTCCGCAAGCTCGTTCCTTTAAACCCTCTGACGAGTTAGTATTCATAGCTGGACAACAATCGGTATTATTACACATAGCTACTATGTTAAACAATACACAATCGATTCCTGTAGAGAGATTAGAAGGTATGTCTCTAGAGGACTTTAACAAAAGAGAAGTTCTTAATCGGAACTTACTAAAATAGAATAAGGAATTAGTATGGGAGAGATTTTTGGAGCTGCTGATAAGCGAGGTGATGCTGAAGCAGAACGCCAACGTCAGTACGAAGAAGAGATGGCTAGACAAGAGGCTGCTCTTAAAGCTCAACAAGATGCTTTATTAGCTTCACAAATGTTAAGTACAGAAAACATGACAGATAATGTTACAAAAGTCGAAGTAGGTGGTGGAGGTGGTGCTAACACCCAATCCGTCAGTGGTGAACTAATGGCTGATACTCAATCTAAGAGTACCAAAAAGAAACGTTCTACATCCTCACAATTAGGGATTCTATAAATGAAAAGTCTTGGTAAGGCAACGAATGTAGAGGAACTGTATAGACGACTAGAGGATAGTAAGTATATTAACCAATGTGTAAAATACGCCCAATGGACTATACCCTCAGCCTTTCCAAGACGTTTTGATACAATTCGTAATAACGCGCAACAAACAATCCAGCATGACTATCAATCGATGGGTGCTACTTTAACTAACTTTCTATCAGCTAAATTAACTGGATTACTATTCCCAGTAAACCAGCCCTTCTTTCGAATATCAGCTAGCGATAAAGTGTTAAAAGTCCTTGGTCAAATAGTCAACAAATCTGAGCAGGAAATGTTAGAGTACTTTGCTAAGCTCGAGAGTGATGCTTGTAAAGAACTATATGTAGATGGAGCGTATGCTCAATTAGTACAAGCTATCCGATACTTAATCATTACAGGTAACTGTTTAATTAAACGTATTGATGGTGTACTTACAATCTACTCTCTACATAACTTCGTGCTTAGACGTAACAACGAAGGCCAAGTACTAGACATTGTACTTAAAGAACATTGGTCTTATGATTCGTTACCGTTAGACCTACAAAGTTTAGCCAAAGATAAAAATCCAGAAGATGAGGCAACTGTATTTACCCACGTAAAACGTGTGCTAAAAGATAAGAAGACTGGTACATACGTATGGGAAGTTGTCCAGGAACTCGATGGTAAACCTGTAGGTGATAAAGTAACTTATCAAGATAAGCTTTGTCCATACTTTGCTGTAACCTGGAATATGGTTAATGGTGATAGTTATGGTCGAGGTATGATAGAAGATTATGCTGGTGACTTTGCCAAACTTTCTGCCCTATCATTGGGCTTGGCTAAGTACGAGATGGCTTCTACCAGAATTATTAACTTGGTAGCACCTGGAGCAGCAACTGATGTAGATACTTTAGCCGAAGCTGAAGATAACGGATGGGTACAAGGTAACCCTCAAGAGATTCAACCCTATGAGGTTGGTGTCTATCAGAAGATTAAACAGCTGTCAGATGAGCTACAAGTTATATACCAACGTTTAGCCTTGGCCTTCATGTACCAAGGGAACACTCGAGATGCAGAAAGGGTAACAGGTTATGAGATTCAACAGAATGCTATCGAAGCTGAAAAGGCTTTGGGTGGAGTTTATTCTCAATTATCCGCTGGCTTACATCTACCCTTATCCGTCCTACTTTCTCATGATGTTGACCCAGTTATAGTAGAAGGTATACTACAAGGTCAATTAGGAATTGATGTATTGACGGGTGTAGCTGCCTTAGGTCGTTCCTCTGATGTACAAAACTTATTAACTGCTATCCAAGAGCTAGCTGCTATCATTCCAGCAATGATGCAAATATCACCACGCTTTGATACAGACAGTGTTATCAATACAGTATTACTTGCCCACAATGTACCCTTAGACAGTGTCTTACTAGACGATGAGGAATTACAGAATAAGATGGATGCAGGTAATGCAGCTGCTCAAGCTGGTGGCGCTGGTTTAGGTGATAGTTTAACCGCACTACAACAAGCTATGTAGTAGACTTATAAAGGAAACAAATGTCCGATATTGAAAACACGCAGGTGGAACATGACGAAGCAGACGATATTGCAGAAGGTATTCTCGCCGATAGTTTGCCCAGTGGCACGTCTAATGATAAGGTTGCTGCTCCGATTACGCAAGCGCCTAGTAAAGTTAGCGCGTCTGTAGTAGCACCACTTACCCAAACAGGTAATGCTACATTAGATGCAGGTCTAGCTGCTATCCAAGCTAAAGCTGGTATTACACAAGCTGACTTTGATAGAGCTACTGCTAAAGCTGTACAGTACGGTGATATTGATTTAATCGATAAAGCATTCCTAGCTGAGAAGTTTGGAGCAGATGCTGTACAGATTGAAGCTTTATCCAAAGCAATGATTACAGAACGTGTTGCTAACGTAGAACGTGGTAAACAAGCTGCTTATGCAGTAGTTGGTGGTGAAGCTAATTGGCAGGCTGTTGCTACCCAATTTAAAGCTATTGCTCCAGCCTCTTTGCAGACAGCTATGCGTAACGCCTTGGATGCAAATCCTTCAGAAGGTGCAGCTGCTATTCTACAATATGTCCAAGCTATGGCAGGCAATACAGGATTAACTGGCCATGAATCACGTAACCTGACAGGTGGTCGTTTACCACTTCAATCAGGTGGTGCAGGTGGTACGCCAGCTACTACAGGCGGTGGTATCACTAAAGAACAGTTTAATCAAGAGTTACAAGGGTTACGTACACAGTACCCTAACCAGTCGTTAGAAGGTAAAGGAGCATTAGCTACTGCCTACAAAGAACTAACGTCTCGCAGAACTTATGGCCGACAAATCGGGTTGTAAGGTAGTACCTTTAATACCCTCATAGGCTTTCGCTTATGGGGGTTTTTTCGTTTCTTTTTATGAAAGGCTATAATGGCTGAGAATACTTATTACGCACCTAATACAACCCGTCCTCATTGGGGTGGTGCAGCTTCTGACATTGAACAACACATTGAGTTGTATGAAGGTGGTGTAGATACCGCGTTTAAATATAATCAAATCTTCGGTTCTTTGTCTACCCAACGCAGTGTAGCAAACCAATCTAATACTATCCGTATTGACCGTTTGAACAGTACTACTGTTAAAGGCCGTAAAGCATTGGAAGCTATTGATGCTTCTAAAGTAACTAGCGATAAAATGCTCGTTACTGTTGATACAATGTTGTACATCCGTAATCCTATCGATTACATGGATGACATCACTTCACCTGATGTATGGAATGAAATGGCTGCTAACAATGGCTCAGAATTTGCTGAAACATTCGATACTGCCCACATCACTCAATTGATTAAAGCTCGTGACTGGGTTGCCCCAGCTCACTTGAAACCTGCCTTCTCTGATGGTATTGAGATTGGTGCTATTGCTAACTTAGCTGCTACTACTCAAGCTGAAGCTGAAGCGGCTGCTGTAGCATTACACGCTGCTCATAAAGCAGGTGTTAATGAGATGATTAAACGTAAAGTACCTTTAGGTGACATGATTACCTTGGTAAGCGTTGACGTATTCTCTGCATTGATTGAACATCCTAAATTGTTGAGTTTAGACATCTCTGGTGGCGGTAATGGTTCTTATGGTGACCGCCGTGTAACCAAAATGAACGGTGTAACTATCGTTGAATCTACTGCATTCCCTGGTGTTGATGCTGCTCCTGTACTTGGTGCAGATTTTGCAACAACTGCTGAAGATGCAGCTTGTCAAATGGTAACTTTCTCTAAGTCTAAGACTTTAGTAACTGTAGAAGCAATGGGCTTCAA